GCGCCATTGTCCTTAGAGATCTCAGTATCGAACGTCTCGGTGGCGTCGTCCTGGTTGTCGAAAGGGATTACGACATTGAATTTTGCGCCGCGCACCGGAACGCGCAGCTTCGAATGCAAGATGGAGTTGGCCACGGTTAAGCCTGTTCGTGTTTCTGTTGGTGATCGTCGTTACGTGGTTGCGCTCATGCGACGCGTCAACGTCTCTGGGTCATAGACCAACTGCACCGCGTTGCCGGCGGCAATGGTCTTGTTCGCCGCGCCCGGCAGGCTCAGTTGATCCACGCCAGAGGCCGAGCCAGAGGCATTGACCAGCACGATGTTCTGCGCGCCGACGTTGTAAATCGTGTCCTCACGCAGGATTTGCCCCAGGCCAATGGCCTTGATGCCGTTGATGTTGCGGCTGGCGTCGCTGCTCAACCGGTGATGGTTCAGGAGCGGGATCAGGGTGAATTGATTCTGGTCGGCCGTGATCTGCGCATAGGTCGCGATCGGCGAGCCACGCCAGAGGTTATCGCGCATCTCCGCGTAAGCTGCCGGATAAGTTTTGTCGCCTAGATACTTGTGCGTCGAGCGGATCGTCGAGAGCGTGGCGTTGAGAAACCGGAACAGCACCGGCCCATTGGCCGTGGTAATGTCGATCGCATTCGTATCTGCGTCGGCGTCGGCTTTCGTCGGATACAGCTTGCCCGTCGACTGTCGGTGCCAGTAGACCACGCCGACCGCAATCTGCGGCGTCGAGCCCGGCAATGTATAGCCGCGCTTCTCCAGCACCACGGGCTGGCTCGTCACCGACGAGTCATGCAGCCCCACCGTGTACCGCTCTAAGGTTTGGGTGAATGCGTTCGTGGTGGCGTTGGCCGAGTAGTAGGCCTCATTTGTTTGAACGCGGCAACCGACAACGCTCACGTTGCCATTGGCATTGCTGAATTCTGGCCCTGTGCCCCAGCAAGGCAGCACGCAATTCTCGAAGCGCACGTCGCCGCCGTGCGTAAAGTCCATGCGCACATCGGTCATCAGTTCCGTGGCCGGACGCAGGGGGTGCAACCACCAACAGTTTCTAAAGACGACGCGCTCGCAGCGATTCGGTCCAGTCGTGCCGAAGTCCCACATGCGCATGGTGCCGTTTTGGTTGGCGGTCAGCCCGGCGGCCTCAGTCACGATGTTCTCGAATAGCACCGTGAGCATTTCCGGAGTCGTCGCGCCGCCGCCGGGTTGGTCGACAAACTTCGTGGAGTAGACATTGGTCCAATTGTGTTGGAGCACGCCGTTGCGAATTGTGACGTTTTCCAGCGTCCCGGTCAGCAACAGGTTGAAGATATTGGCCGCGTTGACAGTGCAGGTCCAGATCGTGCCGTAGGGATTCGCGTCCGGATCGTAGCGCGAGCTATCGCCGAGTTTCACTACGAGCGTGTTGTAGCCCGGATAGGCCAGCGTCGTCGCATGGGTGATGATGGGCGTGCCACCGGTCAAGCTGCTAGTGCTGGTCATTTGCGGCGGATCGCCACTCACGCCGGTCATCACCACCGTATAGGTCAGGTTGTTGCCGGCCCCGGATTGCGTGACGGTCACCGACGATAGGCCCGTCACCAATCGCAGCGCAGTCTGCACCGTGGCGGCTGTCGCGCCGGCTGCGATGCTGCCCGGCCCGACGTGTTGCCGTTGTACGTGACCGTGAACGAACCGCCGGTCGGCGAGCCGCTGATCGCGATGGTCTGCGTCTCGATGTTTCCGTAGTACCAAGTATCAGCGCCGAGACTGTGCAGCGTGCCGGCGATGTTCGTCACATTCTGGCGGATGCGCACCGCGCCCGGCGACGAAATGCTCGGGTCTCCACCCGCGCGCAAACTGCAATAGTATTCGTTGTTCGTGCCGGTTGCGGTCCAGGCGTAGAGATAGCTGGTCAGGTTCGTGTCTTTGCGATGCGCGTCGATGATCGAAAACCCGTCTAGCTCCGATTCCGAGAGATTCTTGAGCGCGATGTACTGCCGCGCCGTCACCTTGCCGATGCGAATGTTCCGGCCCAAGTCCGACGGCTGGATGTCGAGATAATCCACGGTCGTCGGCTGAATGACCAAGTCCTCGCAGTCCTCCGTCACCTGGATATAGCGGTACTCACCGCCGAGGATCGACACGCGGCGGCACTCCGCCATCACCACCCCGGCGCCCAGGCAGCCGATCAACGTGACCTTCTGAACCTGATTCCCCGTCGTCTGATCGCCGATAGTGACGGCGTTGCAGTTGGGCGAGAAGTAGCAATTGGTGAGCATCACATCCAGCACCGGCCCATCACCAGTCGAGCCGCGCATTTGGATGGCATAGCTGTTGCTGGTCGTGACGTCGAGCACGCGCACGCCGTTGAGTCGATAGCGCCGCCGATTCACCCCGGGGTAGAGGCCGTGCGAGCCCAGCCGGCGGATATTGCGAATCTCGCCCCCCTCCATCGTGAAATCGCCGTAGCTGGTCGACCACGTTTGATCGCCATCGCCCGCGCCGTAGTGCATNNAACTCGTGCACATCGAACGCGTCGTCGGTCGTCAATCCGCCAGAGGTGCCGATGCTCGGCCAGTCGATGCGCGTATCGGCGATCAGCGTGCGATTAGGCGGCGCGCCAAGGTTCAAGCTGCCGGCGTTGCCCTGGTCAAGGCACCAACTGGACCCCTGCGAAAAGCTGTCCGTGGTGAAGTGTTCGGCGATGCCTCCGGAGTAGATTTGCCACTCCCAGGCGCCGCCGCGGATTGTGATCCCTTCGCNNCGTGGCGCGCTCGGTGTCATCGCTCGCCATATCGGCCAACCCGCCGCTACATTGCATGTAGTGCGCGCGGACGATCGCATTAGGAGATAGCTCGATCGACGTCACGGGGCGGCGCTTGTCGGCCACGCCCGAGCGCAGCGTAATGAAGGCGTACGTCGCCGCGGCGTTCGACGCGCTGATATGGGTCCAGTAAGACGTATTCGATTGCTTGGGCAGGAACACGTTGTGAACGCCGTCGCCCATGTACAGCGTGCCACCCTTGCCGCCTGTTTCGATTGCGGCCACGGCGGCGCGGATCGCCAGCGCGGCGTTGTGCGCGAGCGAGGCGTAGGTGTAATCCGAAATATCGCCACTCGCCGCGTCGGTCGTCGTAAACGTGCTGGCGGACGGGACGGTAGCCACCGAGGTTAGCAGCGATTGGCGGCCCGCAGACGAGGGCGCCGCGACCGGCACGAAGTCGAGGCAGCGCATCACCAAGTGATCGCCATCGGTAAACCGCGTCGTCATCGCTGCATCCCAGCCAGGTTCCGAGGAACCGGTCATGCGATCCGTCGTCGCTTCCATCGAACGCCATAGGCGATTGCCGGTCGCGTCAACCACCACGTTGCCGCGCGGGCGCACGACGTTCGCGCGATGCTGCCAGTTGGCCAATTCCGTGTCCGGCATTCCCTTGCTCTCGTGCAAGGGGCAAGTCTGGCCGTGGTACTGGATGGTGATGTAACCGCATTCCCAATATCCGGTGGCGTCCGAAACATAGGTCCCGCCCGCCAAGGTGATCGTCGTAGCGCCGGTGCTGGCAATCACGTAAGAGCCGCTGTAGGCACCGCCGCGAATATGGATCTCCTCGCCGGCCGACATCCCGTGACCGCTGGCCACGGTCAACACCGCTGCGCCGCCCGAGTTGGCCAGCGAGAAAGTACCGCTAGGGGCGTTGCCGCCGCCGACCACCTGGCGCGTTGTGACGTCGATGACCGAAATCAGCTTGCCCGACAGGTAGAGCGCGACCGCCACCGCGCCATACGGCACCGGAATTTTGAGCGTCAGGTATTTCGTCAAGTCTAGCGTCGCGTTGCCGTTGGTGGCCTGGAACACGCCCGACGCCGCTGTGTAGCCCCCCAGCCCGTCGATGCCGGCCACCTTGAAATCGTACGTGGTCGAGCCAGTGGTACCGGATACCGTGACGCTGCCCTTCGTCGAGTCCGGCGTGGTCATCGACGGACTTGCGCCCGCGCGCAATAGGATCAGGCCGTTGCCCGCGATGAAGTCATGCGTGACTGGCGTACCGGACCCATTGGTTACGGTCACGGTCGTAGTGCCGGCGGCGGTGCTGGTGGTGCAACGCCAGATGGTATCGAGCCCGGACGCGCCATAGTCCCGAATGTTGAATTCGCGCGAACGCCTAACCCTGGTCAGGCCATCAGGAGTCTTGAGCGTAGAACCCGCTGACGGAACGTAGCGACGAATGTTGACACTGCGAACCATTCCGCTATCCCCTACATGAAGCTGAGGCCGTTGGCCGGCACCTGGAATTGACTCTTACCGACGACTACTGCGGGCGATTTGCTGGTCACGTTTCCGCTGCCAATGATCGTTCTTCCCGTGGGGCTCGCCAAGTATAGAAACGCATCATGGGCATAGCCCACGGCGACGTTCCCATCAATATGGTAACCGTATCCGCCCTCTAAGTAGATCGGTGGTACCAGGGCTCGCCTCTTGTCAGTTGCCCCAGTGCCACAGCTATAGCAGTGATTCCCCACAATCGTCGTGTGCCTCGGGAAAAGCAACCCTCCGGCCGTCTGGTCGATCTGCATAGCGCCGTCCCTAGCGCCTTCAACTAGGTTGCCCTCTACTCGGCAGCCATACGCGGCGGCGCCAAACTCGTCCGGCTTTGTGCCGATCCCCTCGACCGCAAAACCCCAATAGCCGCCCCATGCCTCGTTGTCCCTGATTTGTACGCCCGGGCCACGCAGTTTCACCGCATGGCCGTTGTGGAAGTTAAAGAACCGCGAGTCAGTGACCTTGGCGTACGGGGCCGAAGATCCATACACGCCGTTGTCGGCAGAATCCCAACATTGCAGGCGTTCAATGCGCATGTACCGGGAGCTTCCGCCATCGTCGCCGCTGCCGGCCACTAAAGCGCCGCCGGCGAGTTTCGCGCTACCATCGGTCCAGGCGAAGAAATGCGAGTTGCGCACGTTGACCGCGTAGATGCTTCGCGCCACGTCCTTGGCGATCGTTTGAAAAACGCCGTCGATCCACTTGCTCATTTTTCCATCGTAGATACCCACGAACGATCCGCATTCCAGCGTAAAGTTATGGCTTTGGTGGACGTCGAGACAGCGGTCATACCCGCGCATCACAGGGTTTTCGAGCGTGAATTCCTCGCACTTGTTGATACACAGGGCGTGGCCAAAGTCCGCGTTGGTGGGCTCGGTCTTCTCCGCGTTGGTTTTGGTGCAAAGGTCAACAACGCGCTGTATCGTATCCGCGCCCAACCACCTGCCGCCGCGCCACCGCATGCCGTCGCAGCGATCAATGGTCAGCCATCGCTTGGCGGCAGCTGGCATCATGAATGTCGCGCGGCGGGCGTCTACCGTCACTTGTTGCAGTCCGGTGATGGCGATCGGCTCTGTGAACTCGAAGTGCTGTTCTGGCAGCACGACCGTTGTTCCGGATGGCGATTGCGCAAGGAGCTCCTGAATGTATTCGGCCTTCATTTTCGCGCCGGGGGAAACAGGTGGGCCGTGTAAGGGTCGGTGAACTTCTCCGCGGCGGCGTGCTCTACGCCCGCGCTCACGTTCATGTATTCGCGCTGGGGCATGGTATCCGTGCCTTCGTTGTGAATGGCCGCATACCGCACGCGGGCCCCGACGACGCCCAGCGTAAGGCTCATGGGCTTCGCTGCATAGATCGACTCGCCGTGGCCGCCCACGCTGCGTATCAGCAGGCCGGTCAAGATCAGCAACGGATTCGCTGCCTTATTGCTCTTGCGCGGAGCCCAGGGATTCCCATCGGCGTCGGCCGATCGCGCGAAGTTATCGGTGAATCCTTCATACAAAAGATCGGCCACCGGTTTCCACATATCGAGCGATGCAAAGCCCTGAGCTCGATTGGGAAGCTCGCGCAGCTCAGCGATCATCTCTTGTGGCGTCATAGAGGTCCAGGCTGCGGCAAACCCTGGGGATTGTCAACGCGCAAGAAAAACCCCGCCAACCAAAATAGCTGGCGGGGCCCGTGGAACTACATGCGCCATCGCATGACGTGCTGGGCAGTCTATACGAAGAAAGCCGCGGCGATCAAGTGACCGCCGCGGCTCCACACATTTTGCCTGCCGCCCCTATGCTACCATTTTGGTGGCGCAGTTGTAGCGGCTCGTTAGATCGGAGTAGAAGCGGCCCATGACCAGATGCTTTGTTCCATCGGCTTGCAACAACAGATCGCCGTTGTTTACCGCCTGGGTGGTTTCATAGACCTCCCAAATTGTATCCACGTCCTCCGTGGTTAGCGAACCAAAGGCTGTAAGTCGCGCTTTAGTGGCCGCAGTCTTAACGCCGATAGCCGTCTCGCAGTCCAAGCCCCTTGGGGCCATCGGTCTATGCGTGATCGTCTCGCGTCCGCAGAAAAAGGTATTATGATCCGCAATCGCCGTCTTTAGATCGAAGGCCATCAGTACGCCCTTTTCCTGATTTGATACGGTCCATCGGCAGCCGAGGACGCCGCCTTTTCTGCTTCCGCGAGCTGCTCGCGCAACATGCGAATGTAATCGGCGAAAGAGACTTGCTGGCCGTTTATGCTGTAGTTTGGGGATGGATTGTCGAGCGCAGCATTAAGCGCTGACTCAAGGCCGCTAACGATCGTGTCCCAATCCACCGCCACGTTAGTTCCCCAGTATGAGGATGTCGAAGTCCGCCACTTCCGCGCCGCTGGCATTGGTGAGTAGCAGGCCCCGCGCGCCGCTGGTCACCGCCCATCCGGATACAACGTCCGCCAGCACCATGGGACTGCCAGCGCCTACGCGCTGCCCTTGCCCCGCGGAGATCCAGGGGGCCGACCATTCGTTGGTCGCCGTTCCGCCCACACGAAGGCCGGCCACGTCGCTAAGCATAGCAACCACGATCGCCTTGACCGTGCTGAAGCTGATCGTGGAGCTGATGCCTAGTGCGGTGTAGGAAAGCGATTGCAGGTTCAGCGTCTCATTGCCGCCGGCCGCCAGCGATCGCCTAGAGTACCAGCGCTTTTCGATCTGCGCTGCGCCGCTGCCATATGCCAGGTGGCGTGCAAATTCCAGGATGCCGTTTGCGCTGGGCTCTTCACCTGCCCGGTCGTTTGCGCAAGCCAGTCGGCTCGTACCGTCAGATCGGCAACCACGCGCTCGGACACAGCGTGCCTCGGTTAGAACATATTGGCTTGGCTGTTAAGCGCCTGCTCCACGCAACCGGCGACGAGCTGCGCAGCGAAGACGTCGCCGCCGGCGTTGTAATGCAGGCCTCCGGAAAGCTCCCAGGATGGACGGAAGGCGCAGTTTTGGCCAGACCCGGAGTTATTCAAAACCGGGGATCGGACGCCGCCGTCTGGATTCACGGCATGGGCGTAAAGATCGCACAGCACCAGGCCGCGGTTGGCGCACAGGTTGCGAATCTTCTCGTTGTACAGCTGCGTCTCCCGCTCACGCGTAGCGGTCCAACCGCTATTATTTCCGAACGGACCGCACGTGCAAACCACGACCTTGCAGCCGTCGGTCACCGCCTCCAGCGCCACGCGGCGCGCTTCGGTGAAGACTGCTTCGTGGCCTCCGGCGCTGACCGCCTTTAGGTCATTTATTCCGCCTTCCAAGATCAAACACTCGTACCCCTTGCCCTCCACGTCGCTATCCCAGCGTGCGCCGATCTGCGACATGGTTTCGGAGCCCACGCCGTGATCGTGGACGTGAATGAATCGCGGGGCAAGGATGCTGCGCAACTCGATCCCGTACCCGGTATCCGCGGCCCATGAGTCGCCCAGATGAGCAACCGATCGGTAGCGGTACTTTTGCTTCAAGTAGTTGTCAACCGTCGCCAACTCGTCGGCGGTGTTTGCGCCTTCGAGGAAAATCAGCTCGTACAGGTCAAAGTTGCAAAACGATGAGGCGCCGCCGGCATCGAACAGGCAGCCGATCGTGAAGTTATCGCGGCCGGCAACTGACCCCGGCATTTGGCTGCCGGCATTGACGCCGGTTACCACGCTGATCGTTTGAGTTACGCCCGCCACCTTGCAGCTCCAAGCGCTGGCATCATCGCGGATACGTGCCACGATGGGTACGTTGCGCTGCGCGGCTTTGGCTTCAATGATCGCGGAAAGATCATCCGTCGCTTGTGTGGCATCCTTGCGAATGCGCCAGGCGGGCGTGGCGTGATCCAGCAAGGCCCACAACGTGGTCCCGGCACCAGCGCCCTCGTCAGACGTGCAAAGCATGGTCCGCGTGGCAGAACCTAGCATGCGCGCCACCACGAACATTGTGCCGGTCGCGCTGCTCCACACCGAATTTGCCACCGACAGATAGTCATCAGTACCGTCAAAGCGAACGTACGGAAACCGCTCGTTTTGATAGAACACCGGCCGCGAACCCGCGGTGGCCTGAGTGAACGTCCTGGTGCCCAGCGATTCCGGTCGATTGGTCCAGTTGTTGACCGCCTCGCCACTCACGCATTGAACGCCGCTGCTGTTTAGGCAGTTGCGCGCCGGGTCCATCCAGAGGGTGAGCGTGGACGTCGAAAGATCGTCCATTTTGCGCTGCGTGCGCCACCGGCGGTGAGCGCGGTAAACGGGTCCCACGTCCATTAGTCGGCCCTTAGTCAACTCGGTGGCAAGTGATGGTGCCGGACATGGTAGAGCCCAGCCCGTTAAAGCGTCGGTGCGCCGCGATCGCCGCGGCCTCGTCCTCAGCGCGATACACAGCTTCGGGAGTGCCAATGGGGGAACTCAGATCGAAGCGCACGCGAAACAGCGGCAGGGATTGCGCATTCGCACGATCGGCTTCCTGCGGGTCCCGGCTGTGCAACGGGGCGGGCGCTGGCGGCTCTGGGTCTTGCGCCAAGCTTCCGGGCCCGAACGCAAACGGCCCCGCGCCCGCGTTCCCCATGAGCCCGGCTGACCCACCGCCGGGATCGGTTGCCGGAATCGCTTCCGGATCTGTTTCCTTCTTCTTCGACATGGTGGCCCTCAAGGGTGGAATACTTTTCCAGAATGTGGAATAAAAGCCGGCCCTTTGTAAATACTAAGCCGCGTCGCGACCTCGCACGATGTAGCGAGGATCGGTCCACGATCCAGCACCCTTATGGCTGCCCTTGAATCGCATGAGGATATCACGCATGAATGCGGCCTCGCTGTCTGTGCCGCTGGTCTCCACCTTGAGTCCAAACTGTTCGAACCAGCACAACGCCTGCGCGAAGTCGCCGATGTAGTAATACTTGCCGGCGTTGGCGGCGCTGCCCGCAGCAGCGCCAGCGTTTCCACCGGCGATGATCCGACGGTACAGGTGCGGCGAGACTTCCAGGCTGTATCCGCTAACCGGGTTGCCCGATTTGCGGATCGACGTGGTGTCCGTCCCGGTGGGCGTACCGTAATTGATCTCCGTAGCGTTGAAGATCATGCTCGCGGCCTGCTTGCGCGCCGGGCAAACCAAGCACGTGGTTCCGGCCAAAGCGACCGGAAGGCCCGTGTTCGGGTCCAGCATGTTCGCAAACAGCTGCTCGATCGCGTCAATGTCGGTGTGATCTACCAGGTCGTTTGAGTCCAGGTAGTTGGTGTAAATGTCCGTGCGGTAAGGAGCGTACTCCGTTCCGCGCCAGTTCCACAGCGTTCCCAGACCGCCCACCTGCCGGTGGTATCCGATCAGCGTATCGATCAGGCGGTACTCTTTCCGCAGCGCCATCATGCGCCCCACCTTGCCGGCGTGCGCCATGACTTGCCCCGTGCGATCCTCGTAGAGCGCTTCGCGGGTGATGGGCACGACGCCGCCCTCTTTTTGCGTGAGCGGCCGAACGATGTGATCCGTGCCGATCGTAAGAGTCGGATACTCTTCACCTTCCGGCACGATGTGCGCGTCGTCGCCAAGGTCAACGAACCACGGCTCGATTTCACCCGGCTTGCCCGGTTGCGTGGGGATCAAACGCGACAACACGAACTCGGGTTGCGCGTACGCCTCACGCATGCGGCTAAAGACCAGGTTGCTGGCCACGATGCCCAGGGCCCGCGTGTCCACGGCCGCGGCTTCGCGGAAGTTCAGCGTGTTCTGCGGATTGATCATCTGGATGTATTCAGCGCCATCCGGCACCAGCGCTTCGGCCAGCGATCGGATCGATGGGAAATCGCGCCAGCTCATTTCTTCGCTGCGCAGAGCGCCCACGACTTCGCGCAAGTAGGTCGTACCGTGCGCCTCGTACAACCGCTTCATTTCGCGGTATCCGGCTCGGTTAAGCATTGTTGTCCTCTGTAATTGGTTGCTGGCCCGTGGGCCGGTTGGTGCGAAAGTAAGACTGCGGTTACGCGATCGGACGATTGCGCCTACCGTACAAGCCCCAGAAGTCGACGTTCAGGGTTTCCAGGTTGGCCCCGCCATTCTTGACCCCGGCGAACATGGCCATGGTCGTGCTGCCGGTCAGGGTGACCAGGATGCGAATCTTGGGGTTGCCCTCCACGTTGGCGTCGCACAACGGAATGTCATTCACGCGGAACTCGACATAGCCCTGCGTGGAGCTGATCGGGGTCCAGTGAATTTCCAGCCATTGCCACGGGCCGCTTACGCCGGATACCCCCGGCGAGGCCGGGCAGTTGGACGTCTTCACATTCGCAGCCTGGGTAGCAGCACTGCCGCCGGCCGTGCATTTCCATACGTTGCTGCCGTCTACTTTGTAGATCGCGGCCAGGCTGGTTAGCGCCGGATCGAGCCCAGCTCCGTTGTCCTGGATCGTGTTGGCGGCCGGGCCGGTGGCCAAACCGAACGCGATGTTCGCATCGTCGACGTTGGCCTCGTTGAATTGCAGCAAGCAAACCGCGGCCCACGGCTTATCTGCTTCGAAACCCACGAACTCGTTCGGTGTCTCGATATACGTTTCATCGTTGTCGGCGACGGTGCCGTCGCTAGCCACGAGCGGAATGATGCCGAACGTGCCAGCGCCTACGGCCGCCGTACCGCTGTCGGTGGCGGTGACCACGATCTGGTTCGCGTCGACGTCTTGGTCGAAGTCGTTCTCATACTGGAACGAGTGGCGCTTGCCAGTCGGATCGATTGCTACGTGACCCTTCATGTTTTGATCCTTGCGGTTGTTGGTTTATCGCCGCGGCGCTGTGCTCACCACCGGCTGGCTGGTTACTTGAAAGATTCCTCAAGCTCAAGGAGCGACTCATCCATCATGAGCGATTCACGGATGGCCTTGCCCGTTGGGCACTTGTCCTTGTCGCCGTTCGGCGGCGGCGTGTTCTGTCCGGTCGTGCGCGGCTTGGGCTTAGGAGCTCCAACGCGTTCGTGGCCCTTTTCTTCTTGAACCTGGCCCAGCTCTTCGAGGAATGCTTTGCGATCTTCGTTGTTGGCCATGCCGATCAACGCCTTGAGCAATCGCGGCGTGGACTTGCGGCCCGTTTCTTCCAACAGCTCGCGGCACTCGTCCTTAGCGCGCAGCTGACGCACTTCTTCTTGGAGACTGGCGAGCGTGGGATCGCTGTTAAGCGACTCTCCCACCTTTTGCGATTCCTTGCCCTGCGGCTCTTGCGCCGGCGGGGTTCCATTCGAGCCACCGGCGTCCGCCGGATTGCCGTTGTTCGCTTGACCGTTGTTGGCGGCTTTAGCCATGGTGTCTTTAACCTCGTCGTGGGCCTTCAGGATGCCATCAATGCGGGACGAACGGCCCGCACTGTCAAGCGCTTCATCGTCGAAGGCCTTGACGACTTCCGCGCGGAAAGCTGCGTCCACCGCTTCTTCCGGCGCTTGTTCCGGATCCGCGGCGGGGTCTTGATTTGGATCGGCTTCTATCTCGGTATTCGGGTCCAAAACCTTTTGGTCCATCTTCTGCTTCATGAGCGCCTTGGCCTTGCTGTCGGCCGGCAGGTTTGCCACCAACTCGCTAAGGCGAATGGTGCGCAGCTGGACACTCTCGAAAAAAGAACGATTCGTCGCGGGATCGCTCACCACGTCGACGCTATGCACCTTCGTGATCTTCTCTACCAGGAATCCGCCGCCGGTTTGCCGCCCTTCTCCGTCCGCGTCGTGCGATAAACCGAACGTGTTGCGCAGCTCTGGGCGCCGCTGCGCTTCCGCTACGCGGCCTGCCATGTCGTGCGACTTAAAGTAGTGCATGTCGCCATACAGTCCGGGCGATTTGCCTTCGCGGTACGAGACGGCGCTAAGCGTGCCGAAGCGATCTTCGGCCACGCGTGCGCCCTTACCGCTGCCTGGTTCGCGATGGTTCATGTTGACCATTGCGCCCTCGTACAACGGCGCTGCTTTTCGCAGCACGTCCGGCGGATAAGTCCGTCCGTTGCGGGAGCTCGTACCAATGATCTTGACCCCTCGAATGACGCCAGCGGCTTCGTCAATCGACGTGTCTTCCGCCATCCAAATGGTTTCGGTGAATCGCATTCAGGCAATTCGGGCGGCGAACCTCGGGAATTGCAAGCCGTTTTTTTGGAGCATTAGCCAGCTGGTCCAGCAACGGCAGCGAGGATGCGCGGGCGGCCCGAGCGGGAACAGCGGCTCCCAAACTTCCCGCGGTTTAAGATGCAGCGGGCTGCAAATCGGGCATACGCGGTCATCTTTTTCAGTGATCCAAAACGGCGCAAGGTCATCGCCGGTCACGTCGGCAAACCGCCGCGCGATGTAGCGCAGCCCGGCGTTGTGCGCCCGAGTGATTTCCGTAATTGCGATCATCTCGGCCCGTTGTCGATCCAGCAACGCGCGCACCTCCTCAGGCGGCAGCGATAGGGTGGCGATGCGCTGGCGCAGATCAAGCCAGCCTTGCCGTACAGAATCCACAATGCGCTGGCTTACGCCGCGGGCGTGATTGACTGCCCAATCCACAGCGGCGCGCACGGCGTTTTCGCGAGGATCTTCTAACCCAGTGGTTTCGCCCCAGAGCAAAACGATCAGCAAGAACATAGCGGCCAGCTTGTCGCGTAAGGCCTGCTCCAACTGATCGCGAAAGCGGTCCCAGTTGATCGCGCCGCCGCGAATCAGCGAGGCCGCCCACGGCTCGAAGACGCTGCCCAGCATGGCCGTTAGATCGGCCTCATTGTCGTCGCGGTTGGGGAGCTCCATTAGAGCAACGCATCATCCCATGGGTCATAGTGATCGAAGATTGCATTAAGCAGCACGCCGGCCGCCAGGTGGGCGAACCAGCATGCGCCGAGAATTACAACCCACATCATGGGTAGCCCTTCCAAATTTGCCGGGCGATTTGTTCTGGCGTTGGAACGTCGGTCTGTTTGTCATCGCCAACGCTACTTCCGTCCTCAGCGGAGCCGCCGGACAGCGGATCGATCATAGGCGGCGGATCAGCGGAGGCCCCGCGTTCCTGTTCTTCTTCCCAGTCGAAGCCCTCGCGCTCGCACCATGTTTGATCGCTCAACACGCCCTTGTCGTTCATGGTGGCGTAGCGAGTGGTTTCAATGCCCCTATCGCGTACAGCGGCCTGGGGGGCTGTGTGCATGATCTTAACGTAGCGCTTGAGCTCGTCCAGGTTAGCCGCGTGCATGCTGCGAATACGACCGGCCTGCAAGGCGATTTCCAGAATTCGCCACAGCACGCGAACTTGCACGTTTCCGTACTGCGCCTGCCGGGCCTCGGTTGCCTTGACCCAGGGACTTTCGGCCACCATCGTGCTGGCGTAGTTGGCGTTGCTGGCGTCGCCGCTGATAAGATACTCAGGCATTGACCAGCGGCAGCCGATCAATCGCGTGATCGCCGACGCGACCTGCAGGAAGTTGCCGTTCTTTTCGCTACTGGTCGGCCCCGGAACAAACTTGACTCCCGGACCCAGCCCTAACACCTGCCCGGCCTCGGTCTGCTGTGCGTACCTCGTCTTGTCCCCGTCGTCTTGGTAGGTGTAGGCGCTGGTGCCGATCGCCACATCTTCCGCCTGCGCCTTGGTCACCGTCTCTGCGTACTCCTCAACGTATGCGATGCTAGACTGGATCGTGGCGCCGATCGACGTGTTGCGCATGAGCTTATTGCCGCGATGCAACCAGACCAGCGGACAGTGAAAGTCGCTCAGCCCTCGCTTGGTTGCCCGGCGCGCGTTGAGCTTGGCGTGGACGATATCCGAGGCCTCGAAGTAGTCGAAGTCGCCCGGGTTGTCGGACCATTGCACGTAGTATCCATAGACCGTTTGCGTGTCGCCAAAGGCGGTGCGGACACCGAACGTCCAGTTGCTAGGCCGTGAGTCGCCTAGCCAATCTTCGATCTCCCGTTCATCGCTGGGCTGCGTCACATACTCGGGGGCCACCTGCCGTACGTCGGCAAAGCCATCGCCAAGATCGTAGATCGCAATGAATAGATCGCCGTCCTTGCGCCAAGACGTGAACAGCTCGCGGTCAAGATCGCAGGCAAACTGCGTGCGATCCAACGCCTCGTCGATGATGTCTTGGCACTGCTTGACCAACCACTTTTCCTGCCCGCGTTCCTTAGGCTGGACCTGGAACTTATAGCCCGTGCCGACCGTGTAGTTGACCAGGTTTTCCAGCACGCCTAGCGCCTGAGGGAAGACTTCACCGATCGCGCGGCAGCGAGCCAACACCGAGAACCATTCGGCTTCGTTGTCATAGAACGGGAAGCTCTGCCCAAGCTGGTTTTGATAGCGCTGCCAGAACGTGCCAATTGAGGCCACGCTACGCCACTCGGCGAATTCTTTATCGAGCCCCAGCTCGTCGACCATTGCGCGATCGCGCGAAAAGGCGGTCTCCGCGGTGTACGCTTCTTCCAATCGCTTTTCTACCGCACGCCACGTTTGCAGCCGGCCGCGGCGTTTGATTGCAGTGTTCATGCCCCCATGTTCAGGGCGGCGCATCGGGATTGTCAAGCGTAGGCTCTTGCACCGGCTTGTTACGATCGGCGTCGATCGCGGCCTTGCGCGCGTTGGCATAATCGTTCACAGTCCACCAGTCCAGGCGCATGATGCGCGCCACCGCGGCGCGGCTGTATCCCTGTTCAAGCAGCTTGTGGATGCGCTGTACGCGAGAATCTTCTAGCTTCTTCATCATGGCTTCCTATGCGAGAGTGCGGGAACTTTCAGGTTGATGAACGCCCAGATCAACATTTCCAGGCAATCCGGCCCGTCGTCATGCAAACCGTTAGGAAATTGGCGCAGCTGTTCCACGAGCATCGCCGCCCCTGGGGACCCTTTGCGAAAGCGAATTTGATAGCCAGACAAGAACGGCTCTAGCCGGCGAATGCGAATCTCCTTCGACTCACTGTGCGGAACGGACTTGATCGCCGGAAGCGGGATTTGCAGCTCGTTCGCGCGCTTTTTGAACATGGCCGGCAAGGAGGCCTGAAACTGGTTGGTCTCCACGACGAAGCTGATCGGCTGCAAGCTCTGCCAGAGCTCGAGCCCGAAGTCGACCGTGGAGGGGATCGGCCGACGCATGAGGTTGGCGTCGACGTAAATCACGCCGTTGCGATCGAGCATGCCCCAGGTGTAGGCGCTGTAGTCGCCCACTTCGCTTTCCCCAATGCTGGGGTCCAGCGCCTGCATTCGCGCGATCGGATCGTTCGGCCACTCGTTGAACCAGATGCGATCGTTGAACCACTCGTCGGGGAAGTAGCAGGTTTCCGGAGTGATCGGGTTATTCTGCTTCTCGCGTTCGAAGCTAACGCGGCCGTCGCGTTCTCGCTCGCACATGAGGGCGTAAAGCGGCTCGCGCTCCGGCCACAGCACGACCGCGCCTAGTTCCATTTCGGCACGGTGCTTTTCGTAAAACCGCCGCGCCACATCCATGGCGTCGTCGCCGTACTTATCGCGGTTGCCGTAGATCGCGGCCCACTCTTCCCACAGGTCCATGCGCTTAGGCCATTGCACGATCGCTTGGAACTTGGAGCTGCGCCAACCGGGCTTGGTCTGAAGCGATACGGCGATCGCCTCGCGGTGTAGCGCGGTGCCGACATTGAAGATGTTCGTGTCCGGTGTGCCGGCCTTCATCACCACATCTTGAAACCAACGGGCCTCCTTCTCGCGGCGGTTGCCGCTGGTCTGGATCTCGTCGCCCTGCAGGTCATCGCAAATGATCAGACTCGGCCGCGTGCTGCCCTTTTTTGATCCTCGGATATGCTGGCCAATGCCGTAGCATTCGACCATGACGCCGTTGCGAAGCATGATCCGATTGCGCATCCAGCGCGGTCCCTTACCGCTCGCCTCGGGGTAGGCCGCGGCGATCAGCGCGTTATCCTCGCACTCGTAGCGAATGTAATCCAGGTGCTTTTGCGCCTGGTCTTTGGTGTGGCTAATGATCCAGATGTAGGGCTCGCTGCCGGTCACCGCGCACTTCAGCGCGTACGCCTCCGTCCATTGCGACTTGGCGTTGCCGCGGGGGGCTAGCAAGTTGGTGTGTTCGCCCCGTTGCCGATCCGCCTGGTCCAGCTTGGCGCAAAGGTAGTCGTGCATGTCGCTAAAACCGGGCGTGCTGAACGCATCCGGGCAGAAGCGGTATGCCCATTCTCGCAGCGTAGCCGGCCGCTCCGTGGCTTCCCGGCCGGTGCGGTAGTTTACAACCGCCTGACGCGCCACAGAGGCCAGGAGACGCCCTAGATCGCGGCTGAGTGGCGGCAGATCACCGGCGGGCCGGCGCCTATTCAGCGATCGCACCATCAGCAAGCAAGGCCTCAAAAAACCCTTCGGCGGCCTTCTCCATAGCGGCGTGATACTTTACCGGCACGGCGGCCATGAGCACGCCGGCGAACTTGCCCATGACGTCGACCATCTGGGCACGGCTAAGGGAATCCGGGTCCCGGCGGCCGTAGTTTTCCCGATCGCGCCGCTCAAGCATCCAGGCGGCGGCCTTCCAATCGCCTTCCTTAACGCATACCCCGTGTTCGTCGTAGCGCCCGACGGCGGCCTGTACGACGCAAGCGTTAAGTGTGGAATTGGAAAGCTGGCGGGCCTGCTTTAGCCGCGGTTCGAAATCGGGGTTTTTCTTCAAATAGGCCCACAGCGTGGTGTAGCCCACGCCGCAACTGGCGCAAGCCTGTTCACGCGTATCGCCCTGCTCGATGCGCTGGACGACGGCCTCAAGAACGTCGGGAGTGAGTTTCCCGTATTTGCCCCGCTTGCCCCTGGCTCCCGGCACTTTGGCCGGTGTCATTCGCGAATTTCCTGGGTCCTGATTTCGTACCAATTCCGAGCGCTAACGCCATCCACGATTGTACGATTCAACATCGGGTGATCTTCGTCGCTCGGGCCTGTGTCACTATCAGGATGCCAGGCCACGACATCCATCAAGCGTTCGCCAGTTCGGAACGCGTGGTCGCAATCCGGCGGCATCCACCAAACCACTCCCTGCTCAAGCAGCACGTCGTTCTCGGGGTCGCCGTTAAACGCTGTGCCTTCCCCGCGGGCAATGACGCCAGCGCGTAGACTTGGGTGCGTGTGCCTGGTTTGCTTGATCCCCGTGGGAAAGTGCAGGTGATTCAAGCACGCCTCGCCCTTGCGGTGCGGCCCCAGCAGCAATGTGTCGCTGCATCCGTCGATGTAGCGCAGCCGGCCCGCCCCTTCGATCGGACCCTTGACGGTGAAGATGCCGCGCGGACCTGCTTGCGCGACAACAAACGCGTGCTCGGCTTCGATCGAACCGGCGCCGTCTAGCTCGAAGACCTGACCCGGCCGCACCGCGTGAAAGTAATCCCCATCGTGGGCGATGTATACCATGCCGATCGCGTAGCCCCAGGCCGCTTCATCGGCGCCGATCCTCATTCGCGCTAATCGCAAAGCGTCTTTCGGCGATGTGAGGTTTGCAATCCTGATTCGTTGGCCGGCGCGGTAAGTGATGATCTCTCCACCGCGCACGATCGGTCGCACGGGCAATACGCTTTCAAGGGCTGTCATTGCTGGGAACCCATCCTTTTTGAAAGTCTTTCACATAGCGGGCCATGACTTCCGGCCTGCCGGCGCGTTCGGCCAATCGGCCCAACTCCTCGCGCTCCATCTGTAGCAGCTGGCAAATCGCGTCGTCCTCCATGCCGCTCTCGATCAGCTGCCTTACGATTTCGGCCATTGGAACAACGCCGTGGGAACCGCGGGCGCGGTTGTGCCGGATCGTGGCCATCATGCGATCGGCCATGTTGCCGGTGATGTAGACCACGGGAACCAGGCCGCCGGTCAGCGCCGCAACGTCTGGATCGGCGCTTACTTGCCAGCGGTGTTCGCCGTCCACGATCCAAAGCGTGTCGGTTTCGTGCTCGTTAAATAGAACGATCGGCTGCGTCCAGCCATTGGCCAGAATGCTCACTTTCAGCAGCGCGCGGTCTACCGGCGTCATGCTGTTCGGGTTGTAGTTGTTTGGCCTCAGCTGATCGCGAGGCACCCAGACCACCATGGCGAGCGGCTGGTTGTAAGCGCCTTCTGGGGCTAGCGTGCTCATGACCTGCGATCGTATCCGTATCCGCCGATTATTTCAAGCGCGGCGTTTCCTTAATGACGCCAGCCCGTTTCATCGCCGCGCCGATCATGCAGTGCGTCGATCGACTGTTTTTCAGGTCGCCTCGCATGGCGACCATGGCGATATCCGACCAGCAAAGACCGCTGCGCGGATCCGGGGTTTCGTCTGGGATCGGCTCCGGGCTGTACCGTTCGTGGTAATCGATCATGGTCGTAAGGTTGGTGGCGCATTCGCGCTGATCGTCGCCCGTTAGCCTGGTCAAGTGCTGCAGCGCCACGTCCTTCCAACAAAGGTCGTCCGGCTTGGTCGCGGCGGCCCCCCGGCCGTACAACTCCGTCGTACTGTAGCGTAGCGCCGTATCCGCCCCCGGAACGCGTGCTAGCATCTTGTCCCACAGCTGAGGCCAGCAAATCCGCCACTGGGATAGCCCGCGAATCGGCTGCTCGCCGAATGGAGGGGCAACACGCTGCGCATGCGTGGGAACTCCCATCGCGGCCAGCAAGTCGTACGCGCGATTGTAATCCCACCCCAAGCGCCACGGCGCAAGCCACACGTCGTCGCTGGTCCAATCGTAAATGACCGAGGCGTTGCGAATGTGCGGATAGATGGTGGGCGTAAGGAACGGCTCGCGGGAATTGTTGCCGCCGGCGACCATGCGATACCGGTTCAGGCTCTCTTGCGTGCGCAGCCCCACCACGTTGGCCACGTTGCCGCACTCGGGGCCGTAGATGGCTCCCATGAAGTTGGGCGTGTCGATCGCGCGGAACCGCTCATCGTAGTCGGTACATTCCTGGGGGAAGTCGCGGACCCAGAGGCGCCGGTCTTCCGGGGACCAGCAATACCACCACGGTTGCACGGTGGAGCAGGCGTTGCGGTGCTTGATCGGTCCGCAAATCCAGCGGAATGTGATGTCCGGTCGCTTGGCTACGCGCCCCACATACTCGATCGTTTCCGGGGCGACGGCTTCCTCGTCGAAAAAGTACACATCCAGCGGCAGGCGCTTGCGGTAGGCCGCCACTTCGAGCGTGAGATTGAGACAGCAGGTGGAGTCCTTGCCGCCACTGAAGCCCACGACGACCTTATCGAAGCGGTCGAAGATGTAGTTCAGGCGCGATCGCGCCATCGTCAGAACGTCATCCTGTACCGTTTGCTTTTTGGCGATCGGCATGCTGCGAGCTCCATTCCTCGACGATCTTCATTAGCGCCTGCGGGGTGGTTTGCAGGTCGTGCGCTAGCTTGGCTTCTTGCAGGGCTTTATGCAAGCGCTTGTCGTCGTCGAAGTTTAGGACGCAGCTAAAGGTACGGTACTGATTCATGTCCCGCGTGACGGCGCGTTCCCGCGGGCGTGCTGCGCCGGCCAGATCGCGGATTGCGGATACCGCGCCCTGGCTATGCAAGGCGTCTAGGTGTGATCGAATCGCTTGGGCGGCCGTGGTGATGCGACCTCGCAGGATGGCCACGCGAGCGGCGTCGATCTTGGCTTTCTGTGCCACCGGATCGAACGTAGTTAGCGCCAGATCGCATTCGTCGTCTGTAAGGTCGGTGACCAGGCAAGGGATGTCTTGGTCCAGCATTTCGCTGCGAAGATGACCATCGATCAGCTGGTAACGGTCGCCGAGCGGCCGCACCACTACGGCACCGATCAATCCGATCTCCGCGAGGATCTCGCCCAGCAACGTGCGCTGCTCCTCGCCGTGGTGCTTGGGGTTATCCGGGTGATGAACCAACTGGCGCGCGGGAACGCGAATCAGCTCCTTGACGCGATCGCGAAAGTCGGTCACTTCACCTGACTCCTCTGGAACGCCGTGATCTCTCCCACCTTGCGGTCGATATCGTTCAGCTGCTGTTCCTTGCTGCGCTGGGTGGCCTTAATCTCGCTCAACTGGCGATCAATATCCACCAAGTGCTGTTCCACGCGTACCAGCGCGCTATCGCGACCCTCGATCGCGGCCAACCGCAAAACAACGGACTCGATCGTCTTGCCATGCGCGACGAGTATCTGTTCATTTACCGTCAGTCGCTGGTTCTGGTCCCATAGAAACTTAGCCGGCACTCCGGCGGCGGCAATTCCAGTCAGCACGATCGAGCAGATGATACCACTTAGTTGTTTCCAAGACAGGTATACCTGATCGCCGTCCCTGGTCACTTGACACCTCACTCGTCTAAGGGGCTTTGATCGATGCAACAGCATCGTGGAAGAAAAGACTCCGGACATAGAAACATCCCCCCGGCCGATTGTTGCATGCGGTAGGACTGATCGTGAGAGTGCGCAGAAGACGCAAAGAAAGTGTTGCTGCCCGCTATACAACAAACGGCCGGGAGGCCCCGGGGCGATTGTCGCGCCCCGGGGTTACGATTATTACCTACTAACGCTACGCGCGCTCGACGTGGTGGTATTGCCGTTGCTCGTCGTTCGCGTGCGGCTGCGCGTGCGGCTGGCGCGTCGGAACAGGCCGCGGCGATCGCAGCTGTTACAGCTGTTTGACGCCACGCTGCTGGCGCTTGAGGCCGAGGACGCATTGGCCAACAATGCAACCGGGATTACCGGCGCCGGCGTGGCCTGCGCTTGCGAAAGCGCGCCAAAGTCCGGCGCTTGCGGCATGGGCTGGGGCTCGGCGTATCCGCCGCCAGCTTCCGCGTACGCGGTCGCCTCGCTGCTGCCGTGTTGCGACATTCGCAGCGGCTTTGCGCCGCCGGCACGCGCGATCGCGGTGGTTCCCGATCCGGCGCCGGATAGCATGGCTTGCAGTTGGTTTACGGCGGCCTGCAATTCTTGAATCTTCGCGACCGACGATGCCTCCGCTGCCGCCGGCCCCGAACTGCCCGACGGCGATGGGAGATTGCACTTACCGTCTTGACAGGCCAGCGTACCCGTTGCCAGCGCTTGACCGAGGGAAAGATTCCGCTCGTCAAACACGCGGCCCGGATTGCACTGAGCCGATGCGACCGGTGCGAATAGAAAAAACGCGAACAGCGCGGCGCTGATCGCCAGACAAATCTGATCGACTCGCTTCGTTCCTGCAAACATGATCTTGCTCCTTGGGGTTATCGGCCGGCTGCGATCGCTTCGAGCTCGATGGCCACATTGTTGAAAGTGTTGGCGTACTGCTCGGGAGTTACAAGGTGGTTTTTCACGTGAAGCGGGTAAAGGAAGTCCCGCAGGCGTCGGAAAAAGCTCTCCCATTTAGAGAACCCGTCGGGCCCTAGGTTCTGTTCCGCTACGCGTTCCACCTCATACAGCGGATCGGAATCCTCGGTCTGCGCAAGGTTTCCGCTCTTCAGCAAATTCGCCACGCCGCGGGA